AAAACTCCAACAAGAGTACAGAAAGAAACTAATCCAACTATCAATACTATTATCAAACAGTTAGATAGAATGATAAAACTTGCCAACCGAATTGGTGTAATCACAAAACAACAACAAGAAGATCTTCTTAATCAAATCCAGTACGATAGAAGAATTGCTGAAACCACTTCTACTGAAACAAAGACAGCTGAGCAGATTCCTTCTGAAGGTATTTCTGTTGAAGCATTAGAACCACTTAATGATGCATTCTCGACTTTAACTAATTCTATTCTGAATTTGATTGATCTAATCTCTAATCAATCAAATGGTTTTGGTGGAGCATCATCTGGTAGTCAAAATAAACGTACAGGATTTAACCCTCGACAGTCAGGTAAGACTAAAGTTCGAAATCCTAGTCGCATGTTACCTGGTAGACCACGAGGTAGTAAAAATGCTCGACGACCTAATATTATCGGTGATAAACCAGATCTTAAACCCAAAGGTACCGATTTTTCAAAGCTTGCTTTAGCAGGTAATACATTAGCAGTTGGTGGTCTTGCCACAGCAATTGGTGATGTTGTGGTGGGTGTAAAAGGCAAAACACCTGGTGACACTCCACCAAATTTAAATCAGATTACAAAACAAGTTGCTAATCCAATTCTTGATACCGCAATAGGCCCAAATAAGATACCTAAACTTGTGATTACTGGTGGTTCAGCTGACGCAGCTATTAATCAGATCTTGGCAGGTAATCCGCAAAAAGCAGGTATTGATTCACAATTTGTTGGTGCTCTTTCAGGATTACCACCTTTAGTAGATTCAATATCTAGAGAAGTATATCCACAAGTATATAATGGTCTAAGTCCAGATACTGATCCATTTATGAACAATAGAATGCCAATTATTAAGGATTCCGTTAAGTCTTTAATTCGCAGTATGTTGATGTCACGAATTAAAACTTTGCCTGCAGATAAACCAGAACGAGTAACTACATCATCAACTAATAAAACATCAAACCCAGTAGCAACTCAAACATCTGCTGGTACTCCAGCAAGTATTGTAACACCTAAGGCATCTTCAGAGGCCGCGGCAAATTCAAGAACAGCGATTCCACAGGGGACTTCAGGGTCGACAGGTTCACAAATGAGTTCCCCACCATCCGGTACCCTTCAGCAACCTGGAGTTTCGACTGGCGCTGCTATCGTTTCATCTACTCAAGCCGTAAATAATATGGATTCTTCTGACTATTCAATGAATTCTTATGCTCCTATGATGCCTGCTACTACTGCTACCACTAGATCTGGTGCCACGGGTATGGGCAATGTAAGAGATCCTAACTTCTATGGTATTCCACCTTCGATTCTTGAGACACTATAATGAATATCTATGACTCATTAAATTCAGAAGTTGTCAACTCAATTGTTGCTAGATGGTTATCTGACAACAATCAGAAGGTTATCCATAAGAAGCATGAATCAATCTCTCCTACTTCCATAGTAAAGATTTCAAACTCATTTACTCGTTTTGAAAATTCATTAAGTTCTATTTTCACAAATATTGAAAATACTGCTACTCTACAGACGTTTAAAGCAGATGCAAAACGAAGAGTTGATACTGAAAATAGATTGGAAGCAAAAAAGACTTTTCAACATTCTGAATCAATTGCAAATGTAGGTTCTATACTTAAGACTACCGCCGCTTTAAATGATGCCATTAAACAGCTTGGTCTTACGATCCAAAATAATCCTTCTGGAGGTGGTATTGGTCAGAATCTAACTGGTTTAGGTGAAGGTGCTATCGATGAACTTATTGAAGGGGGTCCTCCAACTAAAGGGTCTGCATTAAAAGCAGGTGCAAAATCTGGGTTGATTGGGGCTGGTATTGATTTAATTTTTGGATTAATTCAAGGTAAAGATTTTGGACATAGTGCTTCACATGCCGTCGGGGCTGGTGCTTCAATTGGTGGAGGTGGTCTAATTGGCGGTGCTATTGCAAGTTTATTTGCAGGACCTGAAGCATTCCCAATAGGATTTGAAATAGGTGAACTTGCTGGAGGACTTTTGTCTCCAGAAGCTGGTAATCTTACAGAGTCAATGTATGAAGCTAGAGCGATCGGTGGACCAGTTAAACAAAATCAGACTTATCTAGTTGGGGAGAATGGACCAGAACTATTCACACCTGAAATTACTGGTAAGATTATACCATTAAGCAATAAACAGCCAATAATCAAATACAACATTGTCAAAATAATACCAAATCAACAAAAACAAAATGAAGCATCCCAAGATTTTAAAAAGATACTTGTCGACGATTCAAATAAAATAAAAGCATCGACTTCAATATTTAAACCTAATGCTTCACCTGAGCCAGGAAGTTATTCGTTTAACTTGGCTAATGTCATAAGCGATACAATATCAAGACTTAAAAACTTTGCAGGTTCGATCTTTGGTGGTGCTGGCGGAAGTGGGGGTAGTATTCAAGGTGCAGGATCAACTGATAATGCTTTAAAGGCAATGAATTTCTTTAAAAGTAAAGGTTGGACTAGTGAACAAGCCGCAGGTATTGTTGGTAATCTTCAACAAGAATCTGGAGCTAATTTAAATCCGTCTGCCCAGAATTCGATTGGTATGTATGGCATTGCTCAGTGGGATAAAATAAGAAGAGCAGAATTTGAGAAGCTATATAAAAAGCCAATTTATGGCTCATCATTTGAAGAACAATTAGAATATATTCAATATGAATTAACTCAAGGTGCTCGTAAAAACGCAGGCGAAGCACTTAAAAATGCAAAGTCGCCAGAAGATGCCGCCAACATTGTTAATAGAATATATGAAGGTGCTGCTGGACAAGATGATAATAAGCGTGTAGCTAATGCTGTAACACTATTGAATGGTTTGTCCTTAGTTCAAGGTGGATCTGGTATTGGATCAATTTCATCTAGTTTTGGAACTAGTGAAGGTAGAAATCACAAGCACGGTGGTATTGACATTAAAGCACCACTTGGCTATCCTATCAGAGCTCCAGTTTCAGGAACAATCACATTTGCGGGAAGAACCGATCCAAATGGATTTGGAACTCTTATCAGACTTGACCATGGAGATGGTACTGAGTCTCTATATGGACATGTAAGTGCTTTAGGTCCTGGCATTAAACAAGGAACTAAGGTTAATGCAGGGGATCTTATAGGTAATGTAGGTAAAGAAGGAGACTCAACTGGTCCACATTTACATATGGAATTGAGAAGAGGTAATACACCAATCGACCCTACACAATTCTATGCGACGCATAGACAACAGATGGGCTTTGGTGAACAACTACAACCACCTGCAAGAGGAAAGGTTTCAGCACCAGCAGCTCAAACTCAGCCTGCAATGTCACCATGGGGAACACCAGTTTCAACCAAGCTTCAAGCACCAAATAAACAAGTTCCTGGTGACCCAAGACCTAAGTATTATGCAGCACTTGCACCTCAAGCTTATTAAAAAGGGGAGCCGAAGCTCCCCTAGTTAAATCAATCTTCTTCAGTAAGATTTCGGAAGAATGCCAAATCGTCATCCTCATCTTCGTCAACGGATGCTTCCGCAAACTTTGGAGCAGGAGTAGACTTAGGTTGCCAAGCTGGAGCTTCCTCAACTGGATCCTTACGTGCAGGAGTAGGTGAAGTAGTTCTACCTAGAGCACGGTCAAGACGAGCCTTGAGTTCATCATAGGTCTTGAAGTTCTTACGATCTAGAAGAGCCTGAAGGGAATGTTCCTTCTTATAGATTGCTTCTAGTTCATCATCGTTATCACTTAGAGGACCAGCTGAATCAAATTCAGACTTATCATAGTTTGGATAACCTTCCACCTTACGAATCTTGAGCTTGAAGTTAGCGCCTGTCCAGAAGTCAAATGGATTTACTGGTGCTTCATCCTCAAATGAAGGATTCATCAGATCGTTGAGCTTGTCAAAGATCTTCTTACCATACTTGAAGAGGAAAACCTTACCTTCGTTTTCAGGATTGGCAGGATCCTTTACGATATAGACATTGGAGTAGTAAGAGAGGCGGCGCTTCTGCTTACGAGCAATTTCCTTGTCGGCATCGCTACCTGAATTCCAGAGCTGTGAGTTGAGTTCACCAAGAGGATCAGTTTCACCAAATGTTGTGAGTGACTTTTCAATGTACCAACCACCTGGGCCTTGGAAACCATGGTCCCAAATACGAACGAATGGGACATCCTCACCATTTGGTGCTGGAAGAAAACGAATAACTGCATAGCCATTGCCAGCTTTATCTGTTGCAGGCTTCCAGAGATTTTCAATATCTCCGTTGTTATTGCTATTGGAGTTGAGCTTATTTAGCTCCTTGTTGAGCTTTTCAAAGTTTGAGCTCGAATTACGCTTAAGATCGGCAAAAGACATAGTATTTCCTTTATGTTACGATGTATAGTTGTTTTACGAATTATTCCACATTGTCATAATGACATAGTATATATACAAGATTTTCAGATCTCAAACGTTGAGTGCAAAATATTTTTGCATTTTTCTACATCAAATTCTACAAACGGCTTGTACTTTTCAATCTTAGTGCAAAGATCAGGCCATAGAACTGTATCTGTTATTTCTTTATTCCAATATGGAAAGAAGTTGACTAGACTATTTAAAATAACCATAGTCTCAATACTGACAATTCCTTGTCTGTATAGTTTAAGTAAGTATGGATGTTGTCCATCTTTTACAATTAGATTATCTTGAAACTCAGGTTCGAGTTTATTCAGGTCAAGTTGAAAGTTGTAAGTCAGAGACTGTTGTCGTTTTAGCCAATCCGCATAAGTAGATTCAGCATCATCTCCAAGCAAATCGCCAATCCATTTAACATCACGATTGATGAAATTGGCTACTAAATAGCGCTCGGGATCTTTGACTTTTGATAATTTATGGAACTGGTACTTATCACGACGAGTCTCAAATGAACTTTGTCCAACATTGACCTTACCGTTATATTTGAAATAGTCATATCCTTTCTGGCTAAAATGATTCTTCATAGCCAGATAAGTACGATATGCATCAAAAGCAGTAAATGTCATATCACACCTCAGATAGTATAAAGTTCTTTAATAGCTTCCAATAGAGTTCCGAAAGTATCAGGTAACATTGCAAATTGAGCTACAATATCATCATTCTTATCTTCGATTTGAATTCCAATACTTTCAAACTTTTGATTATCTTCTGTGATAATATTACCAAACGCTACTATGACTTTACCACCATTTGGTGTGGTTTTCACTACATCACGAATGCCAACAAATTCTTTACTTTGCATCATTTCACCATATTTAAAATTGTACCTAAAGCGAAGCAAAAACTTCCCAGTAGGTAAAGCCAATTACTCATCTTCAAAAATCCACTCACCGTTCTCGTCGGTATAGCCATATTCAGCTAACAGTTCTAAAGCATTGAGATCATCACCTTCAATCATACGATATAGTTCATAAGCAAGTCTGGAGGCTTTTTCTGCTTCTTTACTTACATGAGCTAGTGCTGTATCAAGCACAATTTCAAGAGGATCTTTATTCATCAGAATGGCAACTTTGCACGCTTTGGAAGATAGTTTAGAGCTTCGGCTTCAGATTGCAGCC